ACTTATCACGGACTTTAATCGAGTAGAGTTGCCACCCCTGCCTTCTCATGTTCGCCTGGAACTTCGGATCTGACGGCCCCCCACCGGTAATCATGCCTTGGGCTGCAAACGTGCCCATCACCGCCATAACCATGGAGCCAGTCGCTACCCTCGCCAAGGCAAGGTCTTTCCTGGCACCACCGGCAGCGATATCTTTCCAGATCGGGCTGCCAGGGGCAAGGGCAAGCGGAGTCCTTTCCATGGCGAACTTCAGGATGTTGGTAGGTGTCCGAACAAAAGGCACGATGATTTTCAGTGCAGGGGCTGTATTCAACATTCGCTGAAGACTTCGGCCTACATCACCAAGGGGTCGAGTGAACGTCTGATACCGTGCTGCGTCAATCGCTGCCATATGAAGTTCAGGGGCGAGCTTTTCGGGGTCTTGAAGGATTTGGTTCATCCTTTCGGCAATGTCTTTGGGCTTCTTGAACCCTTCCTCTACGGCTGTTCTGTAAGCACGGGCACGCAGTTCCATCCTATATCCGATGGACTTAAAGAACTCGTCTTCAGCCCCCAGGAACCTACCGGGAAGGCGTACACCCTCACCGATAAGGTCAATTGCCTGGGCTGCCACCCCACCTTCTTGGAACATATTTGGAGGAAGCTTCTTGACCGGCAACAGTTCCCTGAAGTTCGCCGAAGTAATCGATGGTTGATATTGTCCCTCAATCTTAGTAAACATATCCGCGGTATCACCGTGGCGAAGAGCACGACCGGCAAGCTTTAAACCATCCTTCATTCCTTCCACGAGACCGTAAGCCTGTTCGAGGGCTTCACGACCCTGGACAGCGCCACTGCCCATTCCAGGTATTTTGCTGATACCGGCAGCCATCATTCTCTCAGGGATTTGCCACAAGGCAACCAGGGCGTTCGACATAGTATTAACTGCGTGGGTTGTTGGGCCGGACAAGAGACCGTTGATCCACATCTCCACGAGCATACGGAATCCAGTTGCCCTGGTAACCTTTTTAACTACCCTGCCCACCTCTTCGGGGGTTTCGAGCATGGCAATACGGTTGGCAAGCCATTCTGTTGTCCTGCCACCCTGTATTTGCGATGACTGTAATAATTCTTGCATCCCCTTGGTAAGGCCTAGCTCGGACTCGGCAAGGATACGGAAGGACTGGAGAGCGCGACCGGCCTCTGCGGTCATGCCGGAAACCTGTTGCTGGATCGCCCAATGAAGATTTATTGCCCTACGGAAAGCAAGCTTGTCCAGGTCGGAGGCCTCCATACCGGTTGCCTTTTTGGCAAGGTCTACCAGGTTTTGGGCTGAACTGGTCAAGAGTATCCTGGCACGCAAGGCTTGCTCGGCATTGAAGGCCTGTCCAGGCTCACGACCGAGAAGCTCGGAGAGCCGGAGGGTCTCTTCCTCCGAGGCTGCCTCGGCGGTCATCTTGTTCGACCGGTAGTGCCTGCGGGCTTGCTGGATCTCAGGCTCAAATACCTTGCCTACCTGTTCCAGGGCATTGTGGATACCAGCCTCATCCTGAATGTTATTCAGGTTTATATTGACTGCTTTGTCGGCAAAGGACTCAGTCTTGAATGGAAGGTCAAGGGTGTTCTCCTCGAAGCGAAACACCGGTGCCATGGGTGTTTTTTCAAGGCTGAAAGAACCCCGTTCGCCCCCTAGTCTTGATCCTTTTTGCCTTTGATACGAGACTGTCGGGGTGCCACCTTTACCGAATGCGTACCCCTCCGCAACGTGTTGAGGGACTCTTGATCCTCCTCTGGAGACATCTGGTACTCCGAGGTCAAGTCCCAATGAAGCTTCTTTTTCTTGGGCTTTTTGGATTGCTTTGTCATAGTCTCCCCTCTCTAATTCAAGGATGTCGTGTTTAAACCATCTGCGTTGCCATTTGGGAATTGGGATCTCACCGGAGAGCAAGTTCCTTTGTGGATCTACCAATTCACTGATAGCTTCCTTTACAGATTTCTCAAATTGTTTTTCAGTCTGTCCATACTTCCTGATGTGGTGAACAACAAGCTCACCCTTATTCGGAATATAGGTTGAACCGCCAATCCCATTCTTATCCAATATTTCAGTCAATATGTCAAGTTCTTTTTCGTTGAGGTCTTTCGGAAATTTAAGGTGAATACTGGCAGCCTGAAACTTGGGCACACCTTCAGGTCTTTCAAGTGCACCTTCTACAAACTCGGAAATGTAACCCTCGGTCTGTCTGTACCTTTTAAGGAATTGCGCCACCTTGCCACGAAGGATATCATAGTCAGCAGCATCCACAACAAGGTCCAGGGACAGTTCTTTGCCACCCAACCACCGGTCTTCGGCGTTGTCAAGCCATACAACATCAAGCATGGGATGATCAAAAATTCTTTCGGCATCCTCCCTGACGATGTCGGCAATATCCTCCCATGCACCGGCATCCTCCAGTCGCTTTATGCGGTTCATAGCGTATACGGAATCCCAGTCACCCTCGTCCATCGCTTTCTGGATCATCTCGTCAGTGGTGACAGGACTCATGTTTAACCGGTAACCTCGCATATCATAGGTCGGCCTATTTGGGTCAAGGCCTTTTGCCACCCTCTCTTCCTTGAGATCATGCCACAGGGCAGCCTGGACACGGTCGGTTGTCCAGAACTCGGCATCATCAGTCGCACGAAGGTAATCACGCACCTCGTTGACCCTGTCCTTGATGCGCTCACGTTGGATAGCACTCAAAGGCATGACATTACCGTCTTTTCCGAGCCGAGTTGGAAAGTACTTTTGTGACATCCTGAAGTCAGCAACCGCTTGATCCCATTCATACAGGAGTTGCGGATCTTTAACGGCCTTCGCAAGAGTCTTTGCAAAGTCATGCACTTTGACCTGACCAAACTCCTGACCAAGCTGATCCCGTATAACCCTGAACGCTTCTTCTGGATCACTCAATACCCTGGCAACATCCCCCTCTGCGCCTAGACCTACAGCTTCGGCAGCCCTTACAGGCTCCATACCAGCACGATACTTTGTCCACACCTTGAGTGCTTTGGACATATTGGCCAACGGATCAGCCTGCTTAGAGGTGTGCGCCAACACACCGAAAAACTTCATAACCTCTGTTTCATCAATGTCTTTAAGAAGCACATCCAGCCCGTGCTCCCGATGCCACTCCGTGCCATGAGCAAGGCCTTTGTACTTTAAGGCTGTTTTGGCATCTTTCTTTACGGTCGATGGAAACGGATAATCAACTTCACTCTTCAGATAGTTCTGGAAATTCCGAGCGAGTTTTTTGTCATACCCTTTGTCAATCAAGTGCTTCGCTACATTGTCAACCCCACCGGCTTTTTTGATAAGCTTCTTCTTGCTGGCTTTCAGTAGCTGACGGTGACCGAGAATATCATGAAGGTCAGTAGATGCAGCATACTGGTCACCAAAGAAAGTTTTCCTTAGATGCTTCAGTACCTGATAACCCTCTTCAGAGGTCGCTTCCGGTTCTCTCATCATCCAAATAAGGCGGTCAGCTTCTTTGACGATCTCAGGGGTTGGTGAAAGAAAAGTATAATTGCCAGATTCAAAGGCTTTTTGTACCTGGGGGCTGCCAACATCGAAGCCGAGGTTCATCATCTTGTCTTCGATCTCTTCAACCCTCTTAACGGCAGGGATATCGAGAAACGCCTCTGTCGTTAGATCGCCCCTGGATAAAGCGTCAACGGCTTTCTGGTATTTGGAATTTTGCGTGAGTGAGCCGTATTCCATCCAGAGCTTATTGGCTTGGACGAAGTTGGCAGCACGCATATTCTCGCCGGTCAGCCATCGCATCGCAGCATCACGGGCTTCGGTCTCACCGGCAAGCTTCATGTATAAGTTGTGGGCTGCCACGGTCTCTTTGTGCTTCTCACGAAGACCACCCACACCCTCTAATGCTTTCAACTCTGCCCGGTATTCTTCTGGAAAAGCATCAGCCATTGACTGCCAAGTTCCACCACGGGCAAAGCCTTCTTTTGTTTGAATCCAATGCTGGATTTCATGTAAGATGCTTGCCTTTGCTTTTTCGGGGTCACTTAGAAAGTGTCTCCAATCAATTATTATCCCATGTTCATCGATACCGGCAGCATTGCCAGCCGGTAAATCGTCAAGAGTAATCGGAAAATCTTTTAACTCTGGATAGTTTTCGTACAATCTCTTATGACTCAATACATCGCCGAGGGTTAACGGGTCTTCCTCTCCTTGCAGCATTTTGCCAAACTGGTATGGATCATCGTTAAACTTCTCCAACTTCTTCATTTTGAATAGCGCATCTTTATCGGAAAGTTCCCATCTCCAGTAGCCATCCTCACCCCGGAAAAAGCCGGTGGCAAGACGGATCTTCTCAGAGTCAACGCCCTTGGCTGCCATCTCTTTGGCACGGTGAAACATTTCGACATCAATCTTCTCGGCAGCACCTGTGCCCATAAACAGGCCGGTCTGGTCTTGGGCAATTTTTCTGAATTGCTGATGTACAACACGAGTAAGCGGATCATCAAAGTTTCCAGCCTGAATATTCTTTAACGCTTCAACAACCTTACTGACTGCATAAGGGGTCTTCTTCCAGGGCGAGCCAGAGATCATTATGTCGGCAACCTTCTCAAGGGCACGTTCACCGGTTACACCCGAAAGCATTCCAACGGTAAGGTTGAACAACATCGGTGGGATCGGAGTTTTTTCACCGATCCACTCAGTAGACTGTCCAATGGGATACTCGGCTGCACCGGCAATAATGCCACGGGCAGCAGCACGGGACAGAGTCGGTATCAGCTTGGAGCCGGACTTTGCAAGCACCTTATAGGATGCGCCCGTTACACCGGTGGCAACCATCAAAGGATCAATCCATGGGTCTCTTTCTACCCCAAGGATCTCCTCACCGGCAGACCGACCCATTTCACCGGCATAGGCTTGTTGGTGCTTTTCGATGTCTTCCACTGGGATCGTTTTATCTCGAAATGGATTCCTTTGAGATTCGGATACCTGATCACTTTTCCCATCATTTTTTCCTTGACTACCCCCTTCACCCTTGATACCGGTAGGTTTACCCTGTATCATGGTGGGATCGGGGGCGGTTGAACGATGGTAGAGTTTTTGGAACGGAGGATCATTGAAGTCGTGACTAAGCTGTCTCGACAACAGGTAGTCATCGGCAAAGTCATCTACCTCGGTGCCCTGGTCTTTTGCAAGGTACTCTGCTTCCTCTTCGGTTGTTTGATCCTTAACTGGCTGATCAAAAAGTTCCATGTTCACCTCACTCCATTTTTCTAATACTGGGGTCGGGTCTTCTTTTTGACCCGATGTCTGTCATCCTTGTTTTTATCCCTGTCCTGATTCCTCGCTTCGATTTGCATTTGCATCTGTTCACGAATAATACCCCTGTACTTTTCAAGAAGCCTCATCTCGTGCTCATAGATAGTGCTATCGATCTCACCATTTTCGAAGGCTTGCATGGTGGACTCCTCGGCACTAATGATAGAATGGATATCATCACGACTGCCGTCCAGATACTTGGGCACCGGCAGCGTAGTGTAGCTTCTTCGCGTATCGCCGTAATACCCCTCCAACACGATGTCAGCAGCCACCCACGGGTCTTTGCCGGAAGAAATGAGGTCATGGAAGTAGCTGAACCCCTCTTCCCATTTGAGGTGCCGGTCGGACTCCCACTTATCCATAGCAGTAGGCTCCATCGCACCACGAAGCCGTCCGAGGGCTTGACGGTACTGGATGTCACCCAGGTTCTTCTTCATGGTGATGTACGTCTTCCTTGATATGTCACCGTTGACAAGGTGACGCTTTAGGGACTCGGAAACATCCTTACCCATCTCCACACTCGATGCTAAAAGGCCTGTGATTACTGGGTTGTCGGTGCCGTCCTTGTCAGCGATCAAATACTTGTACATCGGAATGCTGATCTTTCTTTGCTCCATGAGGCCTTCGATTTGAGGCCAGGTGATCCCTCGTGCGCCTGTCTGGGGATCGTACTGCGTCCACTTTAGAAGCACGTCATAGTCGTTCGTTTCGATCATGTCCTTGTGTGCCTTATCGGCATCTCGTTCAGCCTTATTCTGCTCGGCGATATTCTTTTTGAGCCTGGTGTCGAAAAGCTTCTCTGCCTGAATTGTGAGCCGTTCTTTTTGAAGAGGATCAAGGTTTTTGTACAAGCTTGAATCAAACTTTTCAGGATTAGCCCACATATCCTTCAAGGCTTCGGCCATTTCTCCCTTTGATAAGGCTTTCTGGATTATGTCTCCAGACAGCCGATCTTCAAGAATATTTGCCAGCACAGGTACATCATCCGGTCGGACAATGGCAGCCTGTTCCAAGAACTTTGTCCAGACCGCTTGTTCCAGATTCGCCTTGAGTTGCGTGTTATCCAAACCGGGTTTAAGTTGGTCGATAAGGTAAAACAACCCAGGCACCTTCGTCTTCTTGTCTCCGTACAACGCACGAGCCACGGTCTCGTGATCCTGGTTTGTGATGATCATCTGTTCTACCGTGGATACGGCAGCCTTGTATTTACTTTCCGTGAGGGCATAGCGTTCCCGTGCCTGAAGGCTGGCAAGGCTGTTCAGTGAACCCTGCCGGACATTGTGCATTTGACCATACATTCCCTCAAACACCTCGGCACGGTAGCGACTACCATAATCCCCTTTCAGTTTCTCGAAGTGCTCGTGGGCACGCTCGACATTGTCAAAAGTATCTTCACCTTTTTTCTGTAGTTCTTCACGAACAAATTTTCCCCACTCGTCAGAGAATGCAGAGAATGCGTCCACAGTTTCCATGGCAGTCTTCTGCTCACGCATAACTTTCGCACGCTTCATTAGGTCACCGGCGAGACCTTGAGTCTCTCGCCATTCCCTGCCCTGACTCTCAACGTTCTTCAAAAAAGGGCGGCTTGATTCGGCTGGAGAAACTTGTGGTGAATATGTTGGTATCGTAGGCATTGGTTACCTCCAGTACTCATCGTACACTTCATTGGCAGTGTTCAACAGTGTCCGGCCCATGCTGATGTAACCGGCAGTTTTGATTGATTCGGATTCCTCTTCATACATCTTTGCGCCGGACATGGCACGGTTGACGTTGAGTTCTCCCTCCTTAATAAGGATCGCCTTATCGTCCTCATACTGTCGGGCCGAATCAAGGACAACCTGTAACGCAGTGTTTTCATCAATCTGTATGCCGGACTTGGCAAACATTACCCGTTGCCGTGCAATAAGCCGGTCTTTGTAGTCCTTGAGCCGTTGAAGCTGAATGTTGGTTTTGTACTGTTGGTATTCCGCTTCAGCCCTCATTCCTGCTGCATTGGACTGAGCAGCTTCCTGTCGGGCATCAGATGCTTTTTTCTGTGAATACAGACTCAGGGCTGCTCCAATCACTGTTCCCCACATCTTAGTCATCCTCCATTTCAAGTTCGTAAACAAGGCTCAAAAGGGTGAAGGGTGTCGGCTCATCTTGACGGATATAAATTGAAGGATAAAGCTTGTGTTCACCATCAAACTCTCGCAAGAACTCGCCGGTATTGAGTCCGGCATCTAAGTCCATGTTAAGGAGGTTACTGCTGCTGTCTCCGTACTTAAAGTCAAGGGTCTCGTACACCTGGAACATCACCTCGGTAATTCTTTTATATTTGTTGCCACTGTGGCCCTTCTGGATCGGAATGTCAGGAATCAAGGTCTCCAGGTTCATGTTGTATGCGAGACCGGCATGGATAGAACTTGCTGCCACTGCCAGAGTAAAGCCTCCTGTGGTCACCGTTTTCGTCCCAACGTACACGCCGTCAGCAAAGACCTGGACTGTCTGCCCTTCGATATGATCCAAGCCGGTAAAATCAGTGTTCGGTGTGCCAAAATAGGAAAGACCCGAATCAACATGGAAAGCATTGATAGCCAGGGAACCGCCAAAAAACTGAGGATCTATTCTCTCCACAAACCGATAATCAGTCCCACCTATATCTCGGCATATAGCAGCCCAAAGCTCGTCACCGGCAGTGCCGGGGATAACGGCAATAGATTCAACAATGGCACTGCACGCAGTGTCGTGGACGTGGAACCCAATTACCTTATGATCTCGGAGGTACGTCATACCGACCAGGTAACCGTCACTCATTTCCATCCATACGATGCCATGAGGCTCGGCTGCATACTGGATCTTGTTTATCGTGGCTGCCTTGGTCATATGCTCTGAAAGAATGTTGAGGTCGTTGCCAACATATCCGTCATCGTCAGAGAAGTATCCCCATTCTCTGAGTCGGTTGGCACCACCCTGTACGAAAATGATCTGACTCCCGATCTGAACCGGCTGGATACCCTCGGCACCGAACGTGGTTTCCCTGCGAACCAGGATGGATGTCGGCGTGATGGGCGCATCCACGGTCTCGCCGGTCATCCAGAACTCAGAACCCACAGTGCCCAGGAACAGCTTCTTACCGGACTTGATCCACTTGAGTCGGTTTTGTTTTTCAGACCAAATCTCATGTGCCAAGGGATCGGTATCAACTATCGGGGCAGATATTTTACCGAAGTTCTCATAATCGCCGGTCGCCGAGAAAAACACGGTCAACGGGTGATACTCATCACCAATCGCCACAAGCCTGTCTTCGTGAAAGGCACCCATGGTAGGGTATCCTTGTGTGTCATCCCAGGCACCCTGATACCAGTCGGCAGAAGCATCATGCGCCGCAAGATCGCTCTTGACCGTAGCGTTGGCATTAGTCGAGTCAGTTACAGCAGTAATTCTAAAGAACCCACTGTGCATCTTGAAATAGGCACCAATGTGGTTGGCAGTGAAAAACGGGGCACTTGCAACAACAGTAATGTCGCCGGTCGTTCCACTAGGATCGAGTGTGGTTGCCGTATCATTCTCTTCGTTCCACGGTGGCTCGTTCCAATCAATTTCGTTGATAGACCAAAAGTCATGGTCAGACCTCGTGAGCTTCCGCACGTTGTAATCAGGATGAAAAAGAAAGAGTGTGTCAGTGCTCTGAACGATACGAATATCTGCGACATCATACTGCGTGTACGGCGTTACAAGTTCATAGACGGTGCCACCACCTCCGGCAGGATATTCTTGCTGTGGAACCGTGAAATTCGCCGTCCACCTGGCAATACCCTTACTTTCCCTCAACTCGTCAATCCACCCGTACATATCATACAAATCTGGACGAAGGTAAAGTTTACACTTGTAGTCCTCTTCTACTCGCACGTTGTCGATCTCTCCAATAAAATCAGAATCAGCAACAAAGTAAACCTGGGTATTTCCTGAACACACACGGGTCTCAGTATACACCCCATCAGCATTTCTAGGCGTGCAATTACCTGTTACCCCAACGTATGGGGTGACATTGCCAGCAACATAATTTTTCAACTCAAATGTAATGCGATACTTTCTGCTTGTCACTACTGGATCATCGGTGGTGCCAATAGCCTGGTTACCTGTCTGTGAACCATCACAAGAGGCAACACCATTAGCAATCGTCCACCCTGTACTTGTAGCCCAAGTAGCGTCAGAATTGAAATCCCCATTACTAATCACATTATCACTGTATGCCCCTTGTGGCTTGGTGGGTACGGTGTAAATATCCTGGTTCATGTGCATAAGGAGTTTTGTGTCACCATCAGCAGTATGCTCCCCAGTTGGAACAGTGATTATATCGGGGGTAAAGTGGAGAAGCAGCTTAGTGTCAGTATCTGCAGTATGCTCCCCAGTAGGCATCGTGATCGTATCTGTTAATCCAGCATTCGGTGATGCTAAAAATGGATTCCCATGGTAGATCCTTACCTCGTCCATGTATCCATCAAAATAATTGGCGGCAGGGGTCGTTAGCGCACCAATCCCAAGAGGTGCCGAATAGGTGCCAGTGTAATCGGAAGACCCATAAGCCACTTGGTCTCCATCTTTGTATATTCCAAAATCATTTCCAGTTTTGACCAGAGCAACATGGTGCCAATTGGTGTCAGTGATTTCTCCACCAGAAATATCAAGTTTTTGCGCATCGTCCGTTCCATAGATCCATAATCTTATGCCAGTTCCGTGCTCATGTCTGAAGAGCCAGAAAGTATTACCGTCAACGTGTTGGTTTATGTACTCTTCTGTGCCAACATGGTCATCATGTTTTACCCAAAAATCAATAGTCACATTAGTCTGCGATAGAATATCCCATGCAGCATCGTCGGCATACGTTATGTATCCGTTTGCACCGTCAAATTTGCACGATCCACTGCCCCATTTGTACGTTACTGTATCAGGAACAATAGACGTACCCCCCATGCCAGCAGCAATCGGGGCAAGCGTAGCGGTGCCACTTGAGTCATCAAGCCATGAAGATGGGTCTGCACTAAATGAATTGGCGTGTGTAATCCGAATTTCGTCCATACACCCATCAAAGTATTGAGAACCGCCGGCAGCGTAGGCACCAATATACAGAAAACCAGTCAGATCTATGTCTTGATCTTTGTAGGCATACGCAACTTGAATCCCATCATGGTAGATGGCATAATACTCACCATCTGTTCGTACAAAAGCAAGATGATGCCAGTCAGTGTCCTCTATCTCTAGTCCGGCAGCGTTGATATGCGCGACTCCACCACTGTAAACTTGATACGTCAAACCTTGACCGCCGTGCACATGGCCTAAATACCAGTAATTCGAGCCATCCACATAATGGGTCATGTAGCATTCATTTCCTGCGTGATCAGTGTGTTTAACCCAAAGGTCTACGGTAGATTCGGTAACAGTTGCAGCCCAAATATCAAAATCCGCATGGTTCGAAGCGTAAAGGTAGTCATCGGTGCCGTCAAAATCCAGCGAACCGTTACCAAACTTATAATCCGTATGACTAGGTGCTGGCCTACCCGAAACAACACTTTGGGTTACGAGGTGATGGTTGGCCGATTCATCATACATTGGCTTACTTGGGTCGATGTTGTACGGGTCGGCATGGCAAATGCGGATGTCATCAAGGTAGCCCCTAAAGTAGTTCGTTGCTGCCTGGTCTCTGCCAACATAAAGGGTTCCAGTGTAATCCCCAAGGGAATCATCGTAGGCATACATATACTGGTATCCATCGACAAAGATACCGTAATAATCACTAGATTTACGCCTGACAACAACATGATGCCATACATCATCAGCTATTGGAGTGCCAAGGGCACGCATCTCTATGATATCGGTACCAGCAGTTTTGACGAAGGCACGTACACCATATGTCCCTGCTGAGTCCACGGTGATGGCCCATCTGTTGTTTGCATTTTGCCAGTGCTCTAAAATCCTCTGTGCAACGGGATCAGCGAGATTGTCTGCATACATCCAGAACTCTGCCGTGAAGTCATTAACGTCAACAGAGAATATGTCCCAGTCTTCACTGTCGGCAAAGGTTATTCCGTCATTGCCACCACCATCCATATTGACACGAAACGAAGCATCACCAAATTTGGCTTGTGTGTCATTAATTACGGCTTCATTCAAAATAGTTCCAGCATGGGCAGAATCAGAAAGGTCATAAAGGAAATTTCCGCTATCGAGTCCACCTATGAGAAGCGATTGGTCATGGTTTGGCATGGTGCCATTGTCTGACTGAAGGGCAAGGCAATATCCATTTACAGTAATCGACCAAGCATTGGCATCGCTGCCCCACCCTCGAATCACCGCAACATGATACCAGGTATCAATACTCGGCCCCCACTCGGCAAAGAAATTGACGATCCTTGCTCCACCATCGGAGACATTAAGGTAAATTCTCTCGGCCTCGTGATCAACAAAGAGCCACACAACATCACCGTTGGTCGTATCATCTTGATACCAAAGTGTCATAATGCCGGTGTTGGCATAGAATCGCACCCAAAAGTCAATGGTAAATGGATCACCGGCGAGATTGAAGTCAGCATGGTCGGAAATTGAGAGATAGTCACCGGCTCCATCAAAAAGGCCGGAAGCCGTCGGAAAGTAGTACTGTCCGGTATTGATGAAAGCGTTGCCGTTCGCCGTCACGGTGTGAACTGTCGCTCCGTCATCAGTGAACGTGATCGAACCGTTCTCGCCGTCCATGTGAAGCAGCAGCTTGGTATACGCATCGGGTGTGGTCACCCTGCCACCGTCCATGTAGACACGCATATAGAGATCGCCGAACTCCAGCACATAGGCTTGATCCTCTGAGAACTCGAACGGGATAAGCTCAACGTACTTGTCGGAATGTTTGCACGAATTAATATACCGGAAACCAGGTCTCTTCATAACGCCACCGGCAGGAAGCACGATTGCGTTCTGGCAGACCTGGAGTCCGGTCTGGTATTTCTCAAGGTCAGCACGACCCTTCAGTCGGGGAGACAACTCCCCTGCATTGAATGCGTTCTGTCTGTAGGTAACTCTAGGCATAGTTCACCTACCTTGCGTCTTTGTACCTGGTGTACTCAGGGTAGTCCTCTTTGGACTCCTTCGCATCGAGTACAGTGGCACGGTCGAGTTCGATGTAATACTTTTTCTCGGAAGACTCCCGTTTCTTCTCGCTGCCTGTGATCGCCACTGCAAGCTCGGCTGCAAGCCTCCAGGCAAAGGCACTGACAAATGTCGAGTCATATAACGAGACAGTCGTCACCCTCTTGATGTATTTGATCCCGACATCCTCCTCGTTACAAAGCAAACCTTTCTCGGTCTGCTCGAACTCAACATCCTCGTCATCATTGATCCAGAGAACACGGAGGCAGTCTGTCGGAAGATCATAGGCATACTCCCACTCGTCAGAGTGAGGAACTTGCTCGGTCGCCGTGCCACCAGAGGAATAGGCTGTATAGCCAGAGGTGTCCGTATCGAGAAGCTGGAACGTGCCCAGCGCACCGTCCACACCGTCAACAACAAAGACGGTGTCGTTTACCTCGGTCATCCCAACGACACTCTCGATCTTGTACTCGTCACCATTCACGGGATCTGTACCCGTGTAGCTCACTACGCCTGGATTGGCCTGGGTAATGCCGGTGATGGTCAGGACGTTTGGGTGATACTCATCCAGGTCGGCACGCCTGGTTGCGAACTTCCATGCCTGTGCCCGAAGGACATCATCCTGTATCAAGGTATAGATGGCATTGGCGAGGGTAGCGTTACGGCTGCCGTCCAAGAGGGAGGTGATGTGCTTTGCTCCGAGCCTCGTGAGTGCCAGGTTTACAATCTGAACATCGGTTGAGGCCATTGGTTAGTACCTCCCTACTTCTTAGATTTCTTGTCTTCCCTTTTTCTGATTTTGGGCACAACCATGCTTCCACGGTTCTCAGCGACATCGATCTCTCGCTGAAGCCTGTCCATGCTCCACTCTTTGTCCCAGACGATATTAAGGTCTTCGAGTTTCTTGCGGAGAGCACCAATAGGATTGTCCTTCTTTCCTACCTCAACGAAATGATGACTTGGGCATTCATCCCACATCCAAGTCTCGCCAACCTTAAACAGCCGGACAGACCTGGGGTCTCCTGGTGTCTCGTGGGCTTGGCAGTCCCTGATACACATGAAGGTCTTCTTAGCCATAAGATCCTCCTAAAGGATAAGGGTGGAGGGTGAAATCCCCCCCCACCCATCTTGGTTTAAGGTTGATTATTTGTTGCCGGCATCCGAGTCCACAGGCGCAGCACTCAGCCATGCAGTAAAACCACCGGTCGTGATTGTACCGGTTTCGGTACAGTGTACCTGGAGATATCGTCCAGCCAGTGCCCTGGCGGGAACTGTCACGGAGATCCTCGTACCGAGTGCGAGTCCGGAAGAAGAATACGGAATAGTCGCAATATAAAGACCGGAGTCACAATCCCCGGAAGAAAGCGCATTATCCGTACAAAGCTCGATTGAACCAGCCTCGTCAATCGCTTCGGTAATCACGATATTAAAGTAAATGGTCTGACCCGCACCGAGAATTTCAGTAAGGGTAGCACCCCAACCGTCTTTACCGGCAGGACCAAGATCCACAACATCGCCGACATAGGCCGATCCGTCTGGATCTAGGCCAGCACCGAAATACAGTTTTGAATCTATAATACTCATGGTAAATTCCTCCTTCAAAGAATTGGTTGTGGCTCAAGTACATAAGCACTTAAGCCATGTTTTTAGGTTTACGTAACCTCGGTTTCGGCATTGGTGATCTGATCCACTTTGCGAATCGCACAACCTCGGAAGTAGATCATCGGCTCACCGGCAAGACCTTCGCCTCTTCCAGGCGTGTAATACACGTTGGCCTTGTCTTTGAGTTTGATCTCCATCTGCGTCTGGACGGTGTCGTTAACGTAAAGCTTGGCACCCTTTCCAGAGTTGGGCATCCGGTTGAGCAGGGTGATCAGGTTGTCCTCATCGAACGTGTTCGATCCACCGGTAGACTCGATGTTGGTCAATCGAGCAATACACCGGTCATCACGCACGACCATTCCAACCTTGATCCCGAACCAGTCACGGTAGACTTGCCACAGTTTCCCGTTGGCGTCCACCTTGGTCACTTCGCCGAGGTCACGGTGTTCCACACCAAAGTTCTTATGTCCCTTGGGGTAAATCAAGTGAACCTTGGTCGGCCCCCACTGAACGATATAGATGGACGTGGTGTCGCCACCACTACCACCTTGACCGATCACGTTAGCGGTCGCAGCAAGCGCACCCATGCGAGTGGCGAGACCATCAAACTTTTCAGGGTTCGTGGTCGCATTGCCATAAACCAGGGCATCGGCCAGCGTTTGGGAAAGGCCTTCCATGAAGGCCACGTTTTCCGAGTTACGGAAAGACGCAGGGTTAGGAGCCATGTCCACAAGAGCCTTGTCGTTCTCGGCGTAGGTTTCGAGCATACCGATGGTCTCCCTCACTTCCTGGGTTCTGGAAGCTTCGGTAGCCACACCGGCGTTGAGCTTGCGCCAGGAACCGGCAGGGAGAGAAATTCTCCGCACCGTTTTGTGAGACATATCGTCATTGGCAACCATCCAGGGAGCATCCAAAAGGATCTCGTTTTCCTGTTCCAGTACCTCGGCGATGGTAGCAAGCTCACCCTTGGGATCTCTTCGCTTGGCAAGTTCCACAAGCGTCAATTGACTGTAAGCGTTCAAAGTACTCATCCTGAAGTTCCTCCTTCTTGGTTATTGGTTTACTTTTTCATGCTAGGATAATCCAACATCGGAAGGCCCGTGTCAGGGTCTCGGCTTGTGTCGGTATCCGTTTTCTTTCTATCGTTAACGATGAATTCATCCTCCTTAATCCGGTCGAAAAGCTTCCGCATTGCCTTGACAAAGCCAGGATGATTACCGAGCTTCGAGCTTTTGATGAACTCACGATCCTCGTCATCAAAGAGCATCTGGGTCGCCCTTTCGGCCTTATCCAGGTTCTCCTTATACTCATTGCCCCACTCATCCTTGAGAGCTTTCTCTGTCTTCTCATATGCCTCGTTGGCAGCCTTGATGCCTTGCATCCTGATCTTGGCATCAGCATTAACCAACCCCTTGAATTGCTCCTGGGTCAAGCCAAGTGCGTGCGCCGTTTCTCTCCAGTTTGCGTACATCTCCTGTGCCGGTTCGAGATGTTCTTTGGGAATCTCAAGTCCTTCCTCAAAGCCCACCTGGTACTCGTCGGCAGACTCCGGCACTACTGGAACCTTTCCCTTGATCAAGGTGAATTCCTTCACCAAGTCATCGGCAGACCCAAAGCCCTTAACGTGCTCGCGCAAGTCTTCGGAAACTGAATCTTGCCAACTGCCACCACCTTCATCACTACCCATGTTACTGTTGCCACCTTTGTCAAGGTTGGCATCGATGCTTGTGGGTTCAGTCATAACAAATCTCCTTTCTTATTTTAAAGCTTTCTGTAAGTTTCCTCACGCATCTGTCGAAGTTCGCTTTCCACGCCCTTCTCACGCATGAGTAATATATGAAGGCCAATAGCCCTCTTTCCTTCGTTGAAATACGTCCAGCTATTGCCGGTCATAGTCGTTTCAAAAGTCATGCAACGATCCATTAAGTCCTTGTACACAATGCGCCCATCAGGGCTGTCAAATAAGGCTTTGTAGGCAGCAGACAATCGTTTCAGCTTGTCTTCGTCTTCCTTGGTCTTTGCCCTAACAACTTTCTCAATCTTGTACGGGTCAAACGGTAATGGTTCACCCATTAGATCGCCTCCATGCTACCCTGTAGGTCTGTGAGTGCGTTCTGTTCTTCAGTGTCGGTCTCGGACATGGTCTTAGCAGTCTGTGCCATGGCAGCCTCTTTCTCTATCGCTGCCTTCTGCTGCATCTCTTTCGCTCTGACTTCTCGGATCTTTTGCGCCTCCTCGTTAGTCCTAATGATCTCAGGGGGTGCGCCGGTGGCATCGCCGAACTCTTCAATAGCCTTGTCGATGTTGAACTTGTCCCAGGCACTCGGATCAAACTGCCCCAGGCTAGCCACATAGTCACTTACCGACCGGATGCTCTGCGTGGTCACGAGCTTCTGCGCCTGGGCCAGTAAGCTGATGTACTCGACCTTGAGGCTAGAAAGGCTCGGATCTTTCTTCATCATCTCCTGAAGAACCTTCGGAGGAGGAGGGATCTCGCCTTTCCTCCACATCACAGCAAAAGACCTGTCAATCGTGGGATTGAGAAGTTCATGAAACTGTCTCTCGATCACCGGCCCAAGCATGAGCAGCTTCTCCTCGTGGCGTTCAACCACTTCGGTCGCCGTCATATTTGGCCTCGGCTCGACCAACATCAGGAACAAGTCGTTGTACAATCCCTCTCGGATCTGGAGTCTCGTGTCGTTCCTGGCTTCCACGATTGCTCGAACCGCATCTGCCCTAATCTCATAGAGAGCTTTTACGGCAGTGTTCGCAGACTCTTCGCCGTAGGTAATGTAGCCAGCAAGGTGACTCACCATACCTTTCATGGAAGACGGCGCAACCAAGGGAGGCCGGTGGAGCTTCTCGATCACTTCCCAAAGGTCTTCACTCATCTTATTAAGCATCCCCACATCCCCTATAACATCGTGACCAGGGGATCTCCCGTAAGCCTCACCAGAAACAGTGTCCCACCTTGGACACGCTATAGGTTGCTCTTCGTAACCGGAGGCCTTGATGATTTTCTCATTCTCGGCTTCCTGGGGATACGCCAGGTACACGCTTTCGAAAGGCATATTCAGGTTGTCTGCTTTGCGTGGGTCGTACTCTTTCCTGGGTTGAAGGCAATGCAGCACCTTAAACCACTCGTACTGTCCCTCGCCTGATTTCTCTAAAGCCTTGCGAACATCACTGGGAAGGTTGTCGCCAAACTTCTGTTTCATCTGTCGTGCTTGCATCCATATCAAGCGATATATCGTGTCCACAACACCCCTGGCAGACTCAGCGAAGCAGTACTCACCGCACGTCAAGGTGATGAACCGCAAAGTCTCCATCGGATCTTCCTCGATGATCAACGCACCTTGCCCGTAGCCAGCTTCTTCTTTGTAGATACGGTGGACAGCATTGTAGAAATTCGACCGCGCAAACCTGGAGTACATTCTCTCTTCGACATCCTCAAGCCAAACCTTAACCGGCTTATAGTGCTCCAGTTCTTCATCATAAAGACCAAGGCGAAACCACGGTCGGGCCGGAGAGGTAAGCCCACCCTGCATTCCGGCAGCCAGCACCCGAAGTGCTCGTGTAGCAGTACCGTCAAGCATCATGCGGTGCCGGTCAACGTCCTGGTTGGGCCGGTCACCGTAGTCATCGAACATTCCGCTTCTCGGAAGCATCTGATCCCTGATGCTTTCCCACCATGGAATCCATGACTCACGGTCTTCGAGGAGTTTCCTGTATCGTTCGTAGTAAACCCTGGCTTGTTCGTCTGCCATCTATTAACTCCTTATCACTGCGCCCTTTTTGCCACAGTGTGGGCATTTTACATTGGTGCTCTTGGGTGCCTTGACCCAAAACTGACCACCACAGTTTTTACAAAAGAACCAAACTCGATTAGCCATCACTTCCTCAACTGTCTTGCATTCCACACCACGATGCCCACCATCATGGCATCCACGATGGAAAGGCCGATGATGCTTTGCATCCAGTACATAAACCCTGTAACCCCAAAGCCTACGCCTATCTTCACGGGCATCCACTTGCTACCAAGGGCACGAAGCACGGGGTTGAGTTCTCTCCCACCACTGCCCAATATCTTCCTAGTCAGCGCAAGGTCAGCAACTTGGAGTACAACTTGTCCTACTGCTAAAGCTTCGAGAATCATTTAGACCTCCAGTGCCCTGATCTCGTCATCCGAGAGAATGCGATTAAAGATCCTCATGTCATGTACTGTTAACGCCTGGTAGGCTAGACTAGGGTGGGCAAATCTTATGACAGTGTATCCGTCTGGTTCTATAAAGCTTCCATCAAAATCAAAGGCGGTTGCTTTTGTTATAGCACCATTCTTGACGTACCCATGGATGACCTTAAGTACATCTGACGCTATATATCCCCACCTTAAAAACGACCTTATCCTTTGATGGCGAGACCAAGTAAGGCCCACACCTTGCTCACTCGACCCATCGTGAACGTACTG